CCATATAAATCATAAGCCAACAAGTCTGGTCTGTGATTGTATTGAGGTTCAACTGTGTACAGCACATCATCTGGTTTGGCTGGGACAGGTCTGATGGTTAACAGATCAAGATATTGTTCATCTACAATTGATGTAGATGCGTATGGACTTGATCCTGAATAAAATGCCATTTTTAAATAAATCCTTTTCCTGTTGTGCCACCGTTCTGAATATAATCTTTAAGATTGAACTGTGTTTGTTTTGTTCTGCTGTATTGTGGAGTAACTCCTATGGTCAATAAACTTTCTGTTGGTGCCCAGGCATATGCTCCCACACCTTGTGAATCTGCTGTACTAGGCAATTTGGTACTGATATAATCAATCTCTCTTTTTAAATCAAATTGAAAATTGTTAATGATCACAGGAACATTTTTAAAAGTGAAATCTCCGTATCCGTTCAAATAAACCACAGGTGGTGGTTGCCCTCTGTCTGGTGATTCGCCACCATACGCCATCTTTGTCATGGTTCTCAAATAATGAACTGCGGCTACCCAATACTCCGCTTCTTGTTCATTCTGCACATAAAAGTCTGCTGTGATGGTCAATTGATCCACACGTGAATTCTCATAAGCATAAAATGGATAATTGGTGTGTACCGGTTGCATTGGATTCCATTGAGCACTATGTCCTACCAACACTGTTGGTGTGTAAGGAAACACCAATTTACCGCCAGTCGATTTTAATGGATCTAACAATGTTTTTGATCCGGTCATAATCTTCTTTACATTATCAGGTATAGACAGACTCACACGCCAATCTAAATCCTCTGGCCCTTTGTTTTTTCCGTCTCCTGAAAACTTCACGGAAGATGGTGTCTTGTTGATATCTAATTTTCCATCTGTGAATTTTGATAGAGTGTTTTTGGTACGTTTTAATTTGCCAAACAGTGAACTGGTTACACCTTCTATTGATTTGCCTAAAAAATCTGCTTGGGTGTCCAAGAATCCTTGGGCATTATTCAGTATGTCCTTGCCCTTGTCCACAAATTCAGACACATTAACTTTGTTGATTGCGTCTACACCCTGTTTAAGAAAATTATCACCAAATGCCATTTTTTATACTCCTACATTTATTTATTGACAAAATTAACTGAGTAGTTTATAATGAAGAGATATATAAAAAGGAATATCAATGAAAAAAGTCAATTATCTTAACAATAGAGACCTTTTGGAAGAAATTCACAAGTCTAAAACGTCATTTTGTAGTTTCACAGACGACGAGTACAGCAGTTATGATTTGATTGTGAAAAATGTGGACGCAATCAACATAAGAAGCGTGGCACAAGCCAAAAGAAACAAAGCCAAAAAATTAACACAACAAGAATACGAAAAACGCAAAGCCATCAATCCCAAGACCAAACTGAGCGAATGCGAAGTGGATTATCGGAAAATCGACAAGGATGATGTGGTATTCAGAGTGATGACATACGAACACATACCAGATGAACCGGGCAGAAAACGTAATCCAAAGACAGTGGCAGATGGCAAGCAGAAAGTGAACTTTCCTCCATTCCAACACTGGAAATATGATCGAAAAGGCAACTTGATTTGTGTGGGCAAAAGCCATTGGGAAGGTGGAATGCAGAATGGCAGATTCAACAAGGATGCCGGCAAAGCCACCAACGAATTGGCCAAGATGTGGATGAAACTGTGTGAACGTTATGGTACCAGAGGCAATGTGAGAGGTTATACCTACAATGATGAAATGCAAGGACAAGCCATACTGCAATTGGCACAGATTGGTTTACAGTTTGATGAATCCAAATCCAACAATCCATTTGCCTACTACACAGCGGCAGTGACCAATTCATTTGTGAGAATTATCAATATCGAAAAAAGAAATCAAAACATCAGAGATGACATTTTAGAATTGAACAACATGATGCCTAGTATGACCAGACAAACTTCTGGTGACGCATCGATGCCTCACAAAGCACCAAAAAATAAAACGGTAAACAAAAAACAAAAGAAGTAGTTGACAAATACAACTTTTTCGTTTATTCTTAAAGAAAAGTAGGAGATTATTTTGTTCAAGAAACTAGCGGTTTTTACCGACATACACTTCGGGTTGAAATCCAATTCTAAATTACACAACGATGATTGCGAAGAATTCGTAGACTGGTACATAGCCCAAGCCAAGGAGCATGGCTGTGAAACAGGATTGTTTTGTGGTGATTGGCATCACAACAGAAACAGTGTGAATATTACCACCATGGATGCTTCCATTAGATGTTTGGAAAAACTGGGCAAAGCATTTGACAAATTTTATTTCTTTCCAGGCAATCACGATTTATACTACAAGGATAGTAGAGATATTCAATCCACGGAGTTCGGAAGATTTATTCCAGGCATAACCATGGTGAACGAAATCACACAGATAGATGATGTGGTGTTGGTGCCTTGGTTGATCGGCAATGAATGGAAAAAAGTGGGCAAGATGAAATGCAAATATATGTTTGGTCATTTTGAACTGCCAAACTTTTTCATGAATGCTATGGTGGAAATGCCTGACACAGGAGAACTGCGTGGCAGTGACTTTGTGAATCAAGAATATGTGTTCTCTGGACACTTCCACAAACGACAGGTTAAGAACAACATTCACTATCTAGGCAATCCTTTTCCGCACAATTACGCAGATGTGGATGATGATGAGCGTGGCATGATGATACTGGAACATGGCAAGGAACCTGTGTATTTCAATTGGGGCAACTGTCCCAAGTACAGAAATGTGAAATTAAGCACACTGCTGGACAAGACCAAAGAGATCATGAAAAGCAAGATGCACTTGCGTGTCACATTGGACATAGACATCAGTTTTGAAGAAGCCAGTTACATCAAAGAAACTTTCATGAAAGATTATGACTGTAGAGAGATCACATTGATCCCAAGCAAAAAAGAAGAAGAAATCAACACCACGTTGGATATCACAAAATTTGAAAGTGTGGATCAAATTGTGTCCAAAGAAATTGAAACCATAGAATCAGATGCTTATGACAAAGCAGTGCTGTTGAGAATATTTAGAGATTTAAACAATGATACTGATTAAAACATTAACTGTTAAGAACTTTATGAGTGTGGGCAATCAGACCCAAGCCATAGACTTCCAACAAAAACTATTAACACTGGTATTGGGTGAAAACTTGGACATGGGTGGAGATGACGCAGGATCACGTAATGGTACAGGTAAAACCACCATTGTGAACGCACTGAGTTACGCACTGTATGGCGAAGCACTCACAAAGATACGTAAAGATAATCTTGTGAATAAAACCAACGGCAAAGGTATGTTGGTCACAATTCAATTTGAAAAAGATGGCAAGAATTACAAGGTAGAACGTGGCAGAAAACCCAATGTGATGAAATACTTCATTGATGATGAAGAACAAGAACTGTCCGATGTCAGTCAAGGAGATTCCAGAAAAACACAAGAAGACTTGAACAGAATGATTGGAATGAATCCCAAAATGTTCAAACACATTGTGGCACTCAACACATACACACAACCGTTCTTAAGTTTACACGCCAATGAACAACAGGAAATAATAGAACAACTGTTGGGCATACAACTGCTGTCCGAAAAAGCAGATATTCTAAAAACACACATCAAAAGAACCAAAGAAGACATAGCATTGGAGACAGCAAGATTGGAAGGCTTAAAGATAAGCAACGAAAAAGTTCAAGAAACAATACACAGTCTACAGAACAAAAGCAGTGCTTGGCAAAATCAAAACACCACGGACATTGAAAAACTTCAAAAGAACTTGAAAGAATTAGAAAATGTTGATATAGATGCTGAATTGGAAGCACATCAAAAACTGGAAGACTGGAACAAATTGAATGATGTGTTGCGACAACTACAAAAAGACAGAGCCAGTTTGGAGAGCACCATTGAACAGGCAGACAAGACAGCAAAAAAATTACACAAAGATTTGGAAAAATTAAATCACAAAGCCACCTGTTATGCTTGTGGTCAAGACTTGCCTCAAGATAAAATTGAAGAAATGCAGAAAAAATTGGAAATGGAATACGGCGAATCCAACAGTTATGTGATGGAGTTGGCAGAACAGTTGGAACAAACAGTGAAAGACATTGAAGCAGTGGGCGATTTGGATCAAAGACCCAACACATATTATGACACCATCAAAGAAGCATATGATCATAGACAGTATGTGGATTCCATTAAAACAGCACTCAAAAACAAACAGGAAGATTCAAATCCATATCTGGATCAGATAGAAGAATTGAAAAATCAAGCAGTACAAGAAATAAATTGGGACACTGCCAACACACTACAGAAGTTGAAAGAGCATCAAGAGTTTTTGTACAAACTGCTCACAAACAAAGATTCTTTCATAAGAAAGAAAATAATTGATCAAAACCTAACCTTCTTGAACAACAGGTTAACTCACTACTTGGATCAATTGGGTCTTCCACACTTGGTCACATTCAAAAATGATTTGAGTGTGGAGATCACTCAACTGGGACAAGAGTTAGATTTTGATAATCTATCAAGAGGAGAACGCAACAGATTGATACTGGGATTGAGTTTCGCATTCAGAGATGTGTGGGAAAATCTATATCAAAACATCAACTTGCTGTTCTTGGATGAATTGATTGATTCCGGTATGGACTCAGCAGGTGTTGAAAGTGCTCTAGCAATATTGAAGAAAATGAGCAGAGAAGCAGGCAAAAACATATTCTTGATATCGCACAAGGATGAATTGATGGGACGTGTGAACAATGTGCTAAGAGTGGTGAAAGAGAATGGATTCACAGCATATGCCAACGACGTAGAAACTTATGACCATTCAAGATGATACTCACGATAAACTGACCAAAGCATACATGGCGTACTTCAAGGCAAACGAGTTGTTTGCTGAAAGGCGAAGCCTTGCGACCAAAGTCGCCGCCAGAAAGGCGCTCGCGGAAATTAGGATTTTGGCACGTCAAAGACGTAAGGAATTGGAAGATCAGTACAAAGTAACACGCATTCAAAAACAGCAAGAGCGAAAAAAATAATCAGTAAGTAAGTTCATGCCATGGACTTATCAAGGTAAAACAATAGACTCACTACCAGAAGACTGCGAAGGATTTGTGTATCTCATCACAAACACAACCAACGGTAAAAGATATGTGGGCAAAAAATTGGCAAAATTCAAGAAGACACGTCCGCCTCTCAAGGGCAGGATAAACAAACGTAGAAGCAAGGTTGAATCGGACTGGAAGGACTATTGGGGATCTTCAGACCATTTACTGGCTGACGTTGAGGCACAAGGCGAACACACATTTACTAGGGAAATATTGTACATTTGTAAAAGCAGAGGCGTAATGAGTTATCTCGAGGCTCGA